CTATTGGTGTGATGGAAAGCCCGAAAGAATGAAAGAGATACATGCTCTGAAGAAGTCTATCTCCATAGCTGAGATGGCAATCAGTGGTGTCTCCGTTGAAGCTACGCTAGGTGCTACCCACTACCATGCAACCTATGTCAACCCCCATTGGAGACACGCCGAAAACTTCATGGAGCTAGGTCAGATAGGTAAACATATATTTTATCTTGACACAAGATATAAATAGGTGTATACTATATAACTTACTAGGAGTTACTTATGAATGAATTGGAAGTACTAAGACAACAGGTTGAAGAGTTAAAAAGAATAAACAATAAACAGGCTAAAACTATTCAAAAATATATAAGAGAAATTCTGGAAGTAAAACAGGAAACTCAAAACAAATCACAGTGGGTAGAATTGGATGATAAAAATATATAACTTTAATAAGTATGTACAAAAGAAAGAAGATCAAAACAGAATAGCTTATGGTTATTCCAAGGAACTTTGGAATCTGATGAAAGATCAGGGGTATAATGTTAATGATCCTAAAGATATAGATACTTTTTTTGAGGACTTAGAGGAATAATAATGGCTAAGAATTTATGGCAGAAGGAGAGGAGCGCAATATTTCGTGATCTCTTTCGACAGTATTCAGAAGAAGGATACGATCCCAAGGAGTCTCGCAAGCTGGCTCGTCTGGAGGCAGATGAGATCATGCAGGACAAGGAAGACTTCATAGAAAATATATGGTCGGAAACTTTCAATGACTGTTAGGCTTGTCAATCATATGGGGAGTGATCTTACTGTTGTCAATGCAGCAAGGGTGTCCTTTGACAAGGAATCAGAATGGGAGGCTATACCTTTTGGTGGTGTGCTGGAAGGCAACCTGTCAATGAAGGATGAGAAGCTGATAGGATATCTGGCAAGACATAATCACTGGACACCTTTCGGTCATTGCTTCGCACAGTTCAGGATAGAAGCACCTGTATTTGTAGCAAGACAGTTAATGAAACATCAGGTTGGTCTGGTATGGAATGAGATAAGCAGACGCTATGTCGATTACGATCCAGACTTCTGGACCCCTCTGGTATGGCGGGGTAGGGCAGACAACAAAAAGCAGGGATCAAGTGAAGAACCTGTAGATAATCAGGAGAGTATGCAGCATGTCTATGCTGATGCAGTGCGTCATGCAAGAGATGCCTATAACTTCCTGTTGAAATCTGGCGTGTGTCCAGAGCAGGCCCGTAGTGTACTTCCTCAATCTATGAATACTGAATGGTACTGGTCTGGTTCTCTTGCTGCCTTTGCAAGGGTGTGTAAGTTAAGGATGAGCGATGATGCCCAGAAAGAAACCAGAGATATAGTTACTGACATACATAATGAGATGAAAAATTTATTTGATGTATCGTGGAGGGCTTTATGTGGAACCTGATGTTAAAGAAAGATTTTGGTAATGTGGTTATCAAGAGTTTTAAAACTCGTAGAGAAGCTGAAGAGGAAATCAAAAATAGAGAGCGCCTCACTCAGCATCTGGGAGCCAGCAGTAATAAAATTTATTCAGTCAAGAGAGGGAATGAAAATGGACGTACTCTTAGAAATCTATAGCAGTGGGGAGAGAGTGCAGCCTACCTTATCTTTTAAATCTGCGTGGAGAAAGATGGATAGAGTTGATAAAATAGAAACACTTGTATCAATGGAAAAGGAGATCATGGGTTACAGAAAAGAACTATGCAAGGAACTACTTGACATGAGCAAAGGAAAGTGGTAGAATACAACTTCAATAAGACAGGATCTGATATGTCTCAAGCAGCAGTGAAGGGACCATGCCCCAAGTGTGGTTCCAGAGATAACAATGCGACCTATCCCGATGGCCATACATGGTGTTTTGGCTGCAAAACTTTTACCTCTGGTGGAGATGAGATGGAAACACAGACAAAGGTTCTTCCAATGAAGAAGATAAACAACAGTGACTATGTGTGGTCTGAAATACCCGACCGAAAGATAACACTGGATACCTGTAAAAAATATGGTGTCATGGTAGCCAGACAGAACCAGACCATCACTGAACACAAGTATCCTTACTATGATAAGGATGGAAACAATCTTGCCAACAAGTATCGCAAGACACAGAACAAGGACTTCTGGTCTGAAGGTTCCCTTGGTGAGTGTGGTCTGTTTGGGCAGCACATGTTCAATCAGGCCGGAAAGTACATCACAGTTTGTGAGGGTGAGATAGATGCCATGAGTGCATACCAGCTACTTGGTTCAAAGTATGCTTCGGTATCCATCAAGAATGGTGCAGCAGGTGCGCTTAAGAACTGCAAGCAATCACTGACCTATCTGAATAAGTTTGACAATATTGTTCTGTGCTTTGACAATGATGCAGCAGGAAGGTCAGCCGCCACTGAGGTAGCTCGACTGTTCGAACCAAACAAATGCAAGATAATAAATCTTGAACACAAGGATGCCAATGAGTATCTGAAGATGGGACAGCGTGAGAAGTTTACTCAGGCATGGTGGAATGCAAAGACGTACACACCAGCAGGTATAATAAATCTTGCTGACCTTGGTGAAAGCCTCTATGAAGAGACGTATAGTGAGACGTGTTTATATCCGTGGTCAAAGCTTAATGAGAAGACCTATGGCATGAGGACAGGTGAGCTTGTCTGCTTCACCAGTGGTGCAGGGATGGGCAAGTCATCCGCAATGCGGGAGCTTATGCATCACATACTGCGTAGCACCAAGGATAACATAGGTGTTCTGGCAATGGAAGAGAACGTAAAGAATACCGCATTCAATATCATGTCAGTTGAAGCTGATGCCCGACTGTACATCAGGGAGATACGCAAGCAGTTTACTGATGAGCAGCTAAGAGACTGGCAGAACAAGACAGTAGACAGCGGAAGGTTCTTTGCCTTTGATCACTTTGGATCTATAAACAACGATGAGATCCTTGATCGTGTCAGGTACATGGCAAAGGCTCTTGACTGCAAGTGGGTAATCCTTGACCATCTCAGTATTCTTGTTAGTGGACAGGAGGACAACGGTGATGAGCGCAAGTCTATAGATATTCTAATGACCAAGCTTCGATCTTTAGTGGAGGAAACAGGCATAGGTCTTATGCTTGTATCACATCTGCGTAGGCCAGCAGGTGACAGGGGGCATGAGGATGGTAAGGAAGTATCGCTCTCACATCTTAGAGGTTCAGCAAGTATTGCACATCTCTCTGATAGTGTCATAGCCTTGGAAAGAAATCAACAGGCAGACGATGACATAGAAGCCAACACAACGACAGTACGAATCCTAAAGAACAGATATACAGGAGACACAGGTATAGCAACACACCTCTACTATAATAAAGACACTGGAAGAATGACAGAAATTGATAACCCATTCTTGGAGAATGAAGAATGAGTAGAACAGAACCTAATGATTGATAAAGATCATATAATTTCTAATTTAAGAGAAGTCTTTGATCCTGAGATTAGTATAAATGTATATGATCTGGGGTTAATATACAATGTTGAAACTTGTACCGCTGAATATAGTGTAGATATTACACACACCCTGACATCTGCTTTCTGTCCTTTTGCTGATGAAATTATTAGCAATATTCGCCAAGCAGGATTAGTTGATAATGTACGAATCGTTAATGTTATAACTACATTTGAACCACCGTTTACAGTTGATTCAGTACCAGAAGAAACAAGAGCCATGATGGGTTGGTAAAAAGTTAATATAATTTGGATATAACAGGAGAAAAATTACATGAATAGCCCCGGAATAAAGAAGAGTTTTGACAAGGCACTATACGATGTAGCAGATTCCAAGGCCAAGGAGTGTATGATCGGCTGGCTCCGAGAAAAAGATCATGCCAATATAAGTAGTGATGAAACAACTTTCTTTGATATAATATCTTTTGTTGATCATGGTCTTCCCAGACACCTCTACGAAGTGGAAATAAAATATTCATGGAGGGGTGACTGGCCTGACAGTTGGAAGGAAATAAGAATACCCTATCGAAAACTGAGGCTGCTTAACAAGTGGAAAGATGATTGCCCGGAAGACCTTCTGACTTTCGTTGTATTCAATCATGATTGTACAAGGGCATGGCACATAGATGGCAACACACTTCTTGAAGCAGAAGTGAAGGAAGCATACAACAGAAACATACCTAAAGGTGAAAAGTTTTTCCATATAAATGTAGGTGATGCTTACGAAGTGGATATGACATATGAAAGCCGTAGTTGATATAGAGACTGACGCACTCAACGCAACAAAGATACACTGTATAGTAGCACAGAATTATTATACAGGTCAGATATGGCAGTGGGTTGGGGATGGATGTAAAAGATTTCCTGAGTGGGCAAAAGGAGTAGACGAATTCATAATGCACAACGGGTTAAGCTTTGACGCACCTGTTCTCAACCGACTTCTCAACACCAGAATAAGACGGGAACAGGTAAGGGATACGCTTATTGAATCACAATTGTACAACCCTGTTCGTGATGGTGGACACTCTCTTGAATCGTGGGGCAAGAGATTAAGCTTTAGTAAAGGAGACTTCAATGATTTCAAAGAGTATAGTCAGGACATGCTTCTCTACTGTCTGCGTGATACGCAGCTTACAAGAAAGCTTGCTGCCCAGCTT